CGGCGCATGTTCAAGAGCATTTAGCATTTAAGTACAGGCAAGAAGTTGAAAAAGAATTAGGTGTAGAGCTTCCTAGTCCAAATGAATCTTTGCCTGAAGATATTGAATACAGAATATCTAGACTAGTAGCGCCTGCGGCAGCACAAATAACAGGCAAAGCTGCAAAAGAACAGCAAGCAGAACAAGCGCAACAGAAGATGCAAGACCCTATTGTTCAAATGCAAATGCAAGAACTTCAGATTAAACAACAGGAAGTTCAGCAAAAGGCACAGTCAGAAATGGCTAAAATAGAGCTTGATATGCAAAAGGCAATGACCAAGGCTCAGCTTGATAAAGAAAAACTAGATCAACAAGAGCGACTAGAAACAGCAAAGCTTGGCGCAAAGATAGCCGAAACAAATTCTAGGGAAGAACTGGAATCAGCAAGAATAGCTGCACAAGATCAGCTTTCTGGCGCTAAGTTAGGCGTTGAAGTTGCAAAAGATATTATGGGTAATAAATGACAAAAGAAGTAGACATGTTTGACTATTTAAGGTCAAATGTTAACGATCAAATGAAAGACATCAATGACCACATAAGCAGTGGTGGATGTAAAGATTATCCGGAGTACACTAAGTGCTGCGGAATAATACAGGGTCTAGCTCAAGCAGAGCGAGAGATCTTGGACGCTAAGTCTCGATACGAGAGAGCGCAATAACGACTCTAGGCGTTTCCTAGTGCAAGCGACTTCGGGCGTTATCCCGATGCAAGGAGAAGATATGAGCGAAGCTGCTCAGCCAATAGAGACTGAAGAGTCTCGAAACGCAACTCAACTGCCTGAGCCTAAGGGCTACAAGATATTGATTGCGCTACCAAATCCTGAGTCAGAGTATGATGGCGGGATTATTAAGTCTATGAAGACTATTCAAGAAGAAGAGCTTGGATCTATTTGTGGCATGGTTCTTAAAATGGGGCCAGATTGCTACAATGATCCAAACAGATTTCCTTCCGGCTCTTTTTGCAAAGATGGCGATTGGATCATAATGAGATCTTATTCAGGTACTCGATTCAAAGTTCACGGCAAAGAGTTTAGGTTAATCAACGATGACAGTGTCGAAGCTGTAGTTGAAGATCCAAGGGGGATTGTTAAAGCATGAGCGAATTATTGGAAAACGAAAGTTCTGAGGATTCTTCTCATAGCGCAGAAGATAAATTTTTCGGCATAAAAACTACGCACGGAAAAAAGAAAGAAGCTGATACAGGCTCTGAGTCTAGCGAGTACGAGTTTGAGATAGTTGATGACCGTCCTCAAGAAGACAGGAGACCTGCAAAAGCTTCTCAATCTTCTGAAGATAGTGATGAAGAACTTGGTCAGTATTCTGACAAGGTTCAAAAAAGACTTAACAAGCTTAAGTTTGATTATCATGAAGAGCGCCGTCAGCGAGAGTCCGCAGAAAGAATGCGGGAAGAAGCTGTTAAGGTTGCTCAGCAATATGCAAGCAAAGCTCAAGAGCAAGAGTCTCTTATTACAAGAGGTGAAGCCGCTTTAGTTGATCAAATTAGAGAACGAGCTCAGCTGCATCTTGCTCAAGCAAAAGAAGGGTATCGTAAAGCCTATGAAGAAGGCGATACGGATGGAGTTGTAAATACTCAAGAGCAAATGCTTAGGGCTCAGTCTGAAATTTCAGATATTGAAAAGTATAAAAACAACTTAAATGCTCAAGCTCAGAATGCTCAAGCTTATCAACAACAAGCTTATCAGCAGGATATTGCTAGAAGAGCTGCTCAAAATGTAGCTGCACAGCAGCAGCAAGTTCAGCCTCAAGTTACACCTGAAGCAGAACAATGGGCACAAAAGAATAATTGGTTCATGGCTGAAGGCTATGAAGATATGACTGCGTTAGCGTATGGAGCGCACACGCAGGCCGTTCGATCAGGTGTTGATGTGAGATCAAAAGAATATTTTGATTACATTGATAACAAGGTTAAGTCGGCATTTCCAGATTACGACTGGTTGGATTCAAGCGATACGAATGGCCGTAGCGCGTCCGTGACAACTGGTAGACCCTCGACGGTGGTAGCATCTTCCGCAAGGAACAACGGTGCTAAACCGCGCAAAGTACGGTTAACGGCCACTCAAGTAGCCCTCGCCAAGCGACTTGGAGTTACAAACGAACAGTATGCCCGACAAGCCGAGCTACTCTAAAGGAGAAAGGTAATGGCAACAGAGCGCACCCCCAGAGAAAACGACACGCGAAAAGAAGAACAGTACCGATCAGATGACAGTTGGTCTCCGGCATCTATTTTGCCTACACCAAAGGAACAGGATGGTTGGACATTTCGTTGGATTCGGACTAGTATTTTGGGTCAATCTGATAACACAAACGTTTCTAGATCAATGAGAGAAGGTTGGATTCCTGTAAAGGCAGAAGATCATCCAGAACTAGAACTTGTGTCAGATCTTAACTCAAGATTTGTCGGCAATGTTGAAGTTGGCGGTTTGTTACTTTGTAAAGCTCCTGCGGAGAAGATCAAGTCACGAACTGAACACTTTGAAAGAGTTGCAGCAAATCAGATGGAGTCCGTTGATAACAACTTCTTGCGTGAAAATGATCCTCGTATGCCGCTTATGAAACCTGAGCGAAATACGAGAACAACTTTTGGCAGAAGTTAATCTCAAAAAGAGAGGCTTCTAACAAGTAAGGAGGCCAATAATGGCTACTACTGCAACCCCTATGGGTGCCGAACCAGTTGATACTTTGAGTGCGAGTGGCTCGTTTACGGGCAAAGTTCGTCATATCAAAATTGCAAGTGGTTATGGTACTGCTATCTTTTACGGCGATTTCGTAAAGTTAGTTGCTGCTGGCACTGTTGAAAAAGCCGCTGTAACAACTTCTGTTGTTGCTGGCACCGTTGGAATCTTTGTAGGTTGTGCTTACACAGATCCTAATACCAACCAGAAAACATTTGCTCAATACTTCCCAGCGTCAACTGCCGCTTCGGATATTGTTGCGTATGTTGTTGATGATCCTAAACTGCTGTTCCGCATGCAGGCTGACGAAGCAATTGCTCAGACTGGATTAGGCAACAACGTTTCAGCAGTTAGCACTGCTGGATCAACCTCAATCGGTCGGAGCAGAAACGCGCTAGATGGCGGCTCTATTGCTACGACTAATACACTTCCACTGCGTATCGTTGACTTCGTAGATGGCCCGACCAGTGCTGTAGGCGATGCCTATACTGACTGCATCGTGACTTATCTGCCTTTGAGTCACGCTTACGAAACCAAGCTTGGCGTATAAGGAGAATTAAGTAATGGCTATTTCAAGAGCGCAAATGCTTAAAGAACTCCTGCCGGGGCTTAATGCCTTATTTGGTTTGGAGTATGAGAAGTACGAAGATGAACACACTCTCATTTATGAGACAGAAAGTTCTGATCGTTCTTTTGAAGAAGAAGTAAAGCTGTCTGGATTTGCTGCTGCACCAGTTAAAGCTGAAGGCTCTGCCATCAGTTATGACTCTGCACAGGAGTCTTTTACAGCTCGCTATAACCACGAAACAATTGCTATGGGCTTCAGTATTACTGAAGAAGCAATGGAAGATAATCTTTATGATTCGCTTTCTGCTCGCTACACCAAAGCTCTTGCTCGCGCTATGGCATACACGAAGCAAGTTAAGTCGGTATTCCCTCTTAACAATGGCTTCTCAAATAGTTATCAGTCTGGTGATGGTGTAAACCTGTTCACTGCATCTGGTGACGGAGTAACCGGAGGTGATGGTCACCCCTTGGTTAGTGGCGGCAAAAACAACAACCGTCCTGTGACGGCTGCTGACCTTAATGAAACATCTTTGGAAAATGCAATTATTGATATTGCAGCATTCACTGATGAAAGAGGTTTGTTAATTGCTGCTCGCCCTCGTCGTTTGATTGTTCCGCCCGCTTTGATGTTCACAGCAGATCGCTTGCTTGAATCTACTCAGCGAGTTGGCACAGCAGATAATGACATTAACTCTATTCGCAATATGGGCGCAATCCCAGAAGGTTATAGCGTTAATCATTACCTCACCGACAGCAACGCTTTCTTTATCATTACGGATATTCCTAATGGTATGAAGCACTTTGAAAGAACCGCACTTGAAACTTCTATGGACGGTGACTTCGATACAGGTAACGTGCGCTATAAAGCGCGTGAACGTTACTCGTTTGGAGTATCTGATCCACTTGGAGTTTACGGGTCTCCCGGTTCAAGTTAAACTTAAGGGGGGCATTAGCCCCCTTTTTGTTATAATAATTCCTGACAGATGTTTCACATGAAACACTGACAATCCCAAGACAGGAGAAATCACATGGGAACTACTACTTTTTCTGGCCCAATTAAGGCCGGAACTCTTAAAGATACTACCGGATCTACCGTTGGCACTGATGTGGCAAACGTGGGATCTGTTGTTATGGCTCAATCAGCCGTGCTAGATATTATTGGCGCGGACGCTTTAAATCAAGAGGTTGCTGTTGTTCCTGCAAACTCTCAAATTGTAGACGTTATCTTGAATGTTACGACAGTCAACAATGATTCCGGCACTGCTACCGTTGCTGTTGGAACTTCTGCTGACGGAGATGCATTTATATCTGCAACTAACGTTAAGGCGCTAGCTACTACTCACGGTACTCTTGATACGGAAGCTACGGACGTTGGCACGACAGACATTTATGTTTATGCTGACTTTGTTGCTGGCACTGAAGACGGTTCTACTGGAGCAGCTACAGCTACTGTCCTTTACATCCAAAACAATAACCTTTCTTAATTGTATAGGGAGCTTCGCTCCCTTTATTGGAGGACGCAATGGCTGATGCAGTAGCGACACAAACTATTCAAGATGACGGCAAGACCGCTATTTTTCGATTTACAAATGTTTCTGATGGAAATGGAGAATCAGCTGTCGTAAAGATAGATGCATCTTCTCTTTCACCAGACCCTATGACTAATGCTGCCTGCTCTTCCGTAACGATTCAGCAGATTTATTATGTGACTATCGGCATGGGCGTAAAGATACTTTTTGACGCAACTACCGATGTTCTTGCTTGGCAGCTTCAATCTGACTGGTCAGACACTTTAGACTTTACAGGATTTACAGGTATCCCTAATAATTCTGGATCAGGTAAGACTGGCGATATTTCGTTTACTACAGTAGGCGCAAGCAGTGGTGATGTTTATAACATTGTTATGCAGGTTAGTAAGAGTTACGGATAATGGCAGCTAAAAAGAAAGCGCCAGCTAAGAAAAAAGCTAAGTCTCGTGTTAATGAAGCGGGCAACTACACCAAGCCCGCTTTAAGAAAGCGATTGTTTAATCAGATTAAATCTGGATCTAAAGGTGGATCAAGCGGTCAGTGGTCTGCTAGAAAAGCTCAGATGTTAGCAAAACGTTACAAGGATGCTGGCGGAGGTTACAAAGACTAATGGCTCTTAAGAAACCTCAGAAGTCCCTTAAAAAGTGGACAAAAGAAAAGTGGGGAACCAAGTCTGGCAAACCTTCTACCCAAGGTAAGACGGCTACGGGTGAGCGTTATCTGCCAAAGAAAGCTATAAAAGCTTTAACCGACAAAGAGTATAAGGCTACTTCTAGAAAGAAAAAGTCTGACAAAGAAAAAGGCAAGCAGCATTCACCACAGCCAAAAAAGATAGCAAGGAAAACTGCGAGGCATAGATAATGGCTACTAGAAAGCCAGCAAAAGGAAAAGCAAAGGTTAAGGTAACTTCGACTGGAAAGAAAGTTAGCTACGGACAAGCGGGTAAAGCAAAAGGCGGTGGCCCAAGAGTTAAGCCGGGAACAAGCAAAGGCGACAGCTATTGTGCAAGAAGTTTGGGCATTAAGAAAAGACTGCCTAAGAAAAAACAGAACGATCCAAATACGCCAAACAATCTTTCTAGAAAACGATGGAAGTGTTCTGGGGCCAAGTCTAATCGAAAGTAATAAATTTGGAGAAAAGTAATGGGTTTAAAATTATCAGACATTTCGCCAGCTGCCTCTTTAATTAAAGGTGAAGGGCTTGGGCTTAGCGCAGGTATTATTCCTGCGATACTTGCTGAAAAAAGAAAAAAGAACAAAAAAAAAGAAGCAGAAGCTATGGAATTAAAAGAAACAGAAAAGTTAAAAGCTGAACGTATGGTTTCAGAAGCTTCTAAAATGAAAGCAGGCGGAAGAACAAGATCAAAGCCTATTGATGGGTTAGCTGTTCGCGGAAAAACTAAGGGTCGCTTTGTTTAATGGCTACTAGTGGCACATTTTCTTTTAACTTAGATCTTGGCGAAGCTATAGAAGAGGCTTTTGAAAGAGCTGGGTTAGAACTTCGTAGTGGTTATGATTACAAAACTGCTAGAAGAAGCATTGATCTGTTGATGCTTGAGTGGCAAAACCGTGGCTTAAACTTGTGGACAGTCAACTTTGGAACGCAAGCTTTAACTGCGGGCACAAACTCTTATACATTAGATGGCAAGATCTTTGATATTGTTGAAGGTTTTCTTAGAACAGATGCCGGAGATGTGCAAAGTCAGTTTGATCAAAGCATGTCTAGGATATCTGTAAGCCAATATTCTCACCTATCTAATAAGCTTACTCAGTCTAAACCGCTAGAGTATTACGTTCAAAGAACGCCGACAGGTGTTGTTATAAATCTCTGGCCTACTCCAGATGGTCAAGAGACGTACACTTTTGGCTACTATTATATGGAAAGAATAGAAGATGCTGGTAAGCCAGCAAGCAACAACATGGATATTCCTGCTAGATATTTGCCGTGTTTTGTTGCTGGGTTAGCTTATAACTTGGCTATAAAGTATCCAGAAGCAGCAGATAGAGCGTCTTTGTTAAAAGGAGAATATCAAGAACAATGGGACTTGGCCTCTGATGCAGCTAGAGAAAAAGCTTCTCTTTTTGTTTCTCCGGGAGGTTATCAGTTTTGAGTTATGCTAGCGGAAAGTATGCTTTTGGTTATTGTGATCGAACTGGGTTTAGGTATCCAAAAAAAGATCTAGTTCAGCAAATTGTAAACCAAAGACCTACAGGTCTGCTTGTTGGCAAAGATGTTTTAGATCGGGATCAACCTCAGTTGCAGCTAGGAAAGGTTCGATTAGACGACCCTCAAGCATTAAGAAACCCAAGGCCAGATCAGTCTTTGCAGGAAAGCAGGGAGTATTTTGCTTGGAATCCAGTTGGAGGCGGCGTATCAGCTTTGGGCAGCAGGACAGTTGGATTAGATATTGAAGGCCAAATAGGCAATGTAACGGTGGTGACGTAATGGCTTGGACGTTTACAACTCTTAAGCAGGCTATTCAAGACTATACTCAAAATAGCGAAACAACATTTGTTAATAATTTGTCTGTAATTATTACGCAAGCAGAAGACAGGATTTTAAAATCTGTTCAACTTCCAGACTTTAGAAAAAATTCTACGGGAACAACAACTTCTGGCAATGCTTATTTGGCAACGCCTTCTGATTTTTTAGCTCCGTACTCATTAGCTGTTGATAACAGTGGCTATGAGTTTTTGTTATTTAAAGACGTAAACTTTATTAGAGAGGCTTACCCAAGCTCTTCTACAGAAGGTGTTCCAAAATACTATGGGTTATTTTCTGATGCTAATTTTATTATTGGCCCTACACCCCAAAGCAATTACAATGTAGAACTTCATTACTTTTATAAGCCAGAGTCTATAACTGTTTCTTCTGACGGCACTAGTTGGTTAGGCACTAATGCAGAAAGCAGCTTGCTTTACGGGTGTCTTGTTGAGTCATACACGTTTATGAAAGGAAACCCTGAGCTAATGCAAGTTTACAATACCAGATACATGGAAGCTTTAGAAAATCTTAAAGCACTTGGAGAAGGTTATAGTACTACAGACAGTTATAGGTCTGGATCTGTAAGGGCTGCTAGATAATGTTTGACATAACAGTAGGAAACGTTGGCTCTGTTAAAGTACTAACAACCAATAACAAAGGATTTCCCATTGAATATTGGGCTGACAGAGCAACAAGCACTATAATATCGGTAGGAGATAAAAGCCACCCACTTATCTCTGAGCAGGCTGAAGTTTTTAAAAGCCAAATAAAAGATGTTATTTCTTTCTACATGAAAGAAGCTGTTAATAGCAATAAGACAACAATGATTGCAGAACTTGAATCTAAAGAATATCCGGAAATAGCAGAAATAATAAGGAGCCTATAATGGCTATTACTCAGGCAATGTGTACTTCTTTTAAAAAAGAATTGCTAGAAGCAAAGCACAATTTTACAGCAGCAAGTAATGTTTTCAAGCTTGCTCTTTATACAAGCTCTGCAAGTCTTGCAGCTTCGACTACAGCTTATACTTCTAGCGGAGAATCTAGTGGTAGTGGCTATACAGCCAAGGGTGCTTTTTTAACAAGCGTAACTCCTACTAGTTCTGGCACGACTGGATTTACAGACTTTAACGATCTTACTTTTAGTTCGGCTTCGGTTACGGCAAGAGGTGCTTTGATTTTTAACGAAGCAGCTTCTGGTGATCCAAGCGTTTGTGTTTTAGATTTTGGCGCAGATAAAACATCTACTGCTGGTGATTTTACAATTACCTTTCCTACAGCAGATGCAAGTAACGCCATTATAAGAATTGCGTAGAATATTTAGTGGCTAATGTCACTGTTGCGTTTCAAGGTTGGAACAGTTCTAACCAAGGTTGGGGCGATGTTGGCTGGGGAGAAAGCGTTCCTCTTGCTCAAGGATCATCTGCACTTGGCACAGTTTCGGTTTCGGCAGATGCAAATGTTTCTGTTACAGGATTATCTGGAACATCTGCGCTTGGTACAGTTTCGGTTTCAGCAGATGCTCAAGTATCAGTTACAGGCGTATCTGCATCTGGAGCTGTTGGCTCTGTATCCATTACAGCAGATGCAAATGTTTCTGTCACAGGCGTTTCAGCTACTGGCGCGGTTGGTAGCGTTACCGTTTCTGCAGATTCAGAAGTTTCTGTTACTGGTGTTGCGGCATCAGGAGGAATTAATAGTGTTACTGTTACAGCGGGTGCAAATGTTTCTCCGTCAGGTCTGGTTGTCAACGGATCTATTGGTACGGTTTCAGTTTCTGCAGATGCAAACTGTAGTGTTACTGGAGTATCTTCGACGGGCTCCATTGGTAATGTTACTGTTGTCATTGATGCTGATGTTTCGGTTACTGGAGTTTCTTGCCAAGGACAAGTCGGAACGATACTTGTTTGGAGTGAAATAAATCCTAATCAAAACCCTAATTGGAATCCTATATCTGTAAGTCAAACACCAAATTGGAGTTCAATATCAGCGAATCAAACACCAAATTGGAACTCTATATCCGCGAATCAAACGCCAAGTTGGAATTCTGTATCTGTAAATCAAACACCAAACTGGCAAGAAGAGGCAGCTTAAATGGCAACGTATGTAAATGATCTTAGATTAAAAGAAATAAGCACTGGCGATGAAGCTGGAACATGGGGCACATCAACAAATACTAACCTTGAGTTAATTGGCGAAGCACTAGGTTATGCAACTCAGCAGGTGTTTAGTTCAGATGCTGACGCAACAACTACCGTTGCAGATGGTACTTCAGATCCTGCTCGTGCAATGTACTTTAAGATTACTTCTGCTGGCAGTTTGACGGCAACAAGAACTTGTACGATTGCACCTAATACTTTATCTCGCGTGATGTTTATAGAGAATGCAACTACTGGATCACAATCGATTGCAATCTCTCAAGGCTCTGGGGCTAACGTTACTATTCTTACAGGCAAAACGGCGATTGTTTATTTAGATGGTGCAGGCAGCGGAGCTGCGGTAGTTGATGCGATGGCCGGAGTTGACCCCGGCGTAACAGATACCCTGACAGAAGTATTGGTTGCAGGTAACACATCAGGCGGCACCAATATAGAACTTAGTACAACAGATAAAGTCCAGTTCCGCGACTCAGCCATATACATCAACTCAAGCGCAGACGGACAGCTCGACCTCGTTGCTGACACAGAGATTCAGATAGCGGCTACCACCGTAGACCTTAACGGTAACTTAGATGTATCTGGCACTGTTGTCGCAGGCGGCGTAGTAACAGCCAACGCGGGTGTAGTAGTAGATAACATTGCAATAGACGGTACTACGCTTACATCTACAGATGATTTTATTGTTGATGCATCCTCAGATATAAATTTAGACGCAGGTGGAGGTCAGGTAAGATTAAAAGGCAGTGGTTCTACTTTTGTAACTTTTAACGTAGACGCAACCCCAGAAGTTTTATTAACTGGCGGCCCTTCATTTATTGGTACAACAACGTCTGATGCAGCTTTAACAATTTTTGGTTCTGACGGTGGTAGCAATGTCAATGCGCTAGTTTTTGATATGGCAGCGGCAGGTGCGGCTACTTTTAATTCTAGCGTAACAAGTGCAGGACTTCATTCCACTACAGCGGGAACAAGCAACTTCATTGCAGGTGTCAACGCAGGTAACAGCATTGTTAGTGGTGGTAATTATAATGTTGTCGTGGGCGATGAAGCAGGTACTGCGATTACTACTGGTGATGAAAATGTCTTTATGGGATACACGGCAGGTCAAGCCATTCAGGGAGGAAGCGCGAATGTTGCAATAGGAAATGAAGCCCTCTATACCGAAGACGGTCACGGT